CCTTGCGCATCCCCTTGCCGCGCTTGGGACGCACGTAGAGGGACATGGCGTCGAAGACGAAGATCTCCTCGAGCAGCGCGTCGATGAACGTGTTCCACGAGAAGTAGTCGGGGTCCGGGCGGCGAAAAAACCGCATCGCCTGGGCCCGCCGCTCCCCGAAGTCGCGGAACCACCTCTCGCTGCCCTTGTTGGCCTTGGCGGCGTCGGCGGTGGGCATGATGTCCCACGCCAGGGAGCGAACCTCGGACTTGCGCAGCTGGATACACGCCCGCGCGACGGAGTAGAGGTCCGCGAGGGTGCGAAGCGTGCCGAACGTCGCGAGCTTCAGGCCCTCGGTTCCCGGCTCCCCCACGGGGAGGTTCCACCCGACCTGCTCCTGGAGGCGCCGGGGCTCGGCGCGTCCCGACTCGGTCGGGGTGTCCACCGGCACCGGGAGGATCGGGCTGAACGGCCCGAACGCGCCCTGGGTGAACGTTTCGGGGTCACGGGGCAGGAAGCTGCCGTATGTCGGGGCGTAGGCGCTCATCGTGTCGAGGCGACTCGCGAGGGAGCCCTGCGGGGGTGGCGTGGGTCGCCCGGCGGGCGCGGCTTTCGCGGCGCTCAGAATGGAGCGGGTGGACGCCACGTCTTACCCGCCTTCCCCCGCCGTCTCGGTCGTCTCGCCTGTCTCGTCTGCCACATCCGCGACGAACACCACTCGGTCCGTGCTCCACTTCCCGTCCGGCCAGAACGTGAACTCCACGACGTCCCCGTCCCCGTTCAGCTTTCCGGCCGCGAGGCGCGGACAGGCCGGGCCGCTCGCGCCGACGTGGAGGCCGGCACAGAAGCGACACGTCTGGCCGTCTCGAACCAGCTCCCCGGCCTCGCGCTTCTCGACGTCGGTCAGGGTGGGACGCGGGGAGATCAGACCGAGACGAAGCTGGGCACCCTGGATCGCCTCGACCGCGAGGTGATCCAGGGGGGAGCCGGGGAGCGTCACGCGGCCTCCAGTGACGCGCTGCAGTGAGGACACCGCGTGCGCGGGGTCCCGTCGACCGTGCCGATGAAGGGACGCCGACACGCGAAGCACCTGACGACGCCGAAGGCGTCGAGCCACGAGCCGGAGATCAGGTCCTTGAGGTCGAAGAAGGCCCACACCATCGCGTCGAGGTGGTCCGGGGAGGTCGGGTCACCGGGGGCCCAGGAACACATCTCGTCCTCGAGCTGGGGAAACGAGCCGAGGTGATGCACGCGACGCTGCTCGTAGAGGGAGGACACGGGCTCGGCGCGGATCTCCTTGCCGCGACTCGCGCGAACGGAGCGGTAGGGGATGTCCGGGTCGACGGTGTGAAGCAGGGTGCCGATGTAGTCACCCCCGTTGTTAACCTCCCCGACGACGCGATCCGCCTCGTAGGTTCGAAACGCCCAGGACACCTTTTCCATCGCCGCCATCGGGGTGCCACGCAGGGTGTGGTCCGCGATCACGTAGCCGTGACCCCGGCGATCCGCGCCCGCGACGATGATGCCGGTGAGGTCGGATACCTCCGTGCTCGTGACGGCGGGGTCCACGCCGATGACGACGCGGACCATGTCCGGCCGCGGGTCCATCGGCAGCCGGTCGCGGTCGACCCACTCGCGACGCCACAGCGCGCCCTCGCGGTCCTCCAGGATCTCGGCATCCAGCTCCTGGCGCCCCAGCTGGGTGCCGAGCAGCGGGGCGATGACGTTGGCCCGGTAGGTCTCGCTGAGGTTGTCGAGGTTGTCGACCGTCCGGCCACGGGTGATGATGACGTTCTCGCGCTGCATCAGGCCCGGCGCCGTCATCTCCGGGTCGGACACCCGCAGCAGGGGCACGGGACGCGGCGTGGTCGCGACCACGATCTCCGTGCGAAAGTCGTCGGACCACTCCGGGCGTCCCGGCAGGCGGGTCGCGATGGTGAGGTTGGACCACGTCGTGTCGGTGACGGTTCCCTTGTGAGCGTCGTTCCAGAAGCACGACTCGTCCCCCCACGCGAAGTGAAACGCGGGGCCACGCAGCTTCCACGGCTTCTCGGACGAGTAGGTCTTGAACTGCGAGCCGTTGCCGAGGTACAGCTCCCCCAGGGAGCGGTTCCACGCCTCGTCGACGCTGCCGCCCCGCAACTCGCTCGCCTTGAGGCACGTCAGCAGCCCGGACTCGCCCTCGACCATGGTGTCACGGGTGTCCCCGATGGTGCGGGCCACGAGCGCGACGCGGGAGCGGGGGTACTTCCGCGCCTTCTCGCACATCAGCTCGGCGGCCGTCCGGGTCTTGCCCCACCCGCGACCGGCGAGGATCAGCCAGACGAACCAGTCCCCGTCGGGCTCACGCTGGTCCGCGCGGGCGATCACGTCCCACTCGCTCTTGAGGGTGTCACCGGTCTCGCGGCGACGCTGCGTCTCCTGGAGCTCCCGCAGCCGGCGGAGACGCTCGAGCTTGACCTCCAGGAGAGAGCTCACGACGCCCCCTCACCCAGGTGTTTACAAGTTCACCGTGTCGTGATACGCTGGCTACACGGAACAACGGAAGGGATCGAGACATGACTGACAGCGCGAGGAGCGGGATGATCATCCACCTCTTTGGCGAGGTGATCGTGATCGTGGACACCCAGAGTGACGTCGTGACCCTCGCCGGCGCGAACGACAACGCGATCAGCTTCGGCACGCGACGCCTCCCGGACGTGATCGCCGGCCTCCGTGACGCGCAGCGCGCCATCGACGACGGCCCGTGTCCCTACACCCAGAGTCACACCCGCGACACGTGTGGCCACGCGGAGTGCCGCAGGTCCTAGCTCGCCTCGGAGTCCTCCCCGGGGTCACCGGCGGCGTCGACCTCGGTCACAGCGTCGCCGGTGTGTCGCATCTCCGCCTCCAGGCGGGCGATCTCGGAGTCGATCGTGTCGACGGTGATGACCTCGGACCGGTGTGGCGCGTCGAGGCCGAGCAGCCGTGCGCGACGTTCCTTGATCCGCATGATGCGGTCCACGGTCTCGAGCGTGAACCGGTCGTCGTTGAGGACGTTGCCGTCTCGCCCGACGACCACGGTGCCGCGGTCCACGAGCATGTGGTGTCGACGCAGCTCGACCCACAACACCGCCTCGAGCTCGTCATACGACTGGAGCTCCATCGCGCGGTGCTCGTCCGTCGCGAACCGGAACATGTGTCCCAGGGCTCGCTTGATCGCGGCCGCGACCCGCCGTGGGTCACTCCCCAGTCCCAGGTGCACCCCGATGCTCTCGATGGTCCAGCCCAGGGCCTTCAGCCGGGCCGCCTCGAGGTCGCGGTCGCGGCCCTTGCGGGTCACGGAGCGGGTCGGGAGCGGCAACGCCAGGCTTACCTCGTCGACGTCGTCCTCGTAGGTGGACACGACACCTCCACGGGCCGGGAAAGACACCCGCCCAACCGGCGCGGAGTGGCCGGTTGGGCGGGTGTCGTGATCCCGGCGGGTGGGGTACGCCGGGAGGTCGGTCAGCTGTCGGGGTTGTCCCCACCCAGTCGCCAGAGCGGGTGTACCCCGTAGCGTCGCGCGTCAGCGCGGGCGACGCCGACGGTGAGGATCACCATGATCACGAACGCGAGGTTGATCAACGCGTGACACGCTTCCTTCGGTTATTCGCCTGGGTTTTCGCGTCGGCCCACCGGATGTTTCCCGGCTCGTAGCCGATGCCGGTCTAGCAGCCGTCGTAGGGACGCCACGGCGAGACGCCGTCCGCCGCAAACTCCTTCGCGAACGCCGCGTCTTGCACGCTAACAGACGCGTTCTCCGGCAACCCGCTGAAGCCGAGGCCTCGCCAGGTCGACGGCAGGAACCCATAGAGGCCACCGGCTCCAGACGAGGGGTTTACCGCGCGAGGGTTACCGCTTGACTCACGTCGGATGACACACGCCTGAAAGCCGACGTAGCCGCTCACGTTGACGCGAGACGTGCCGACGCCGACCGTGGCGACGTGACGGGCGACGGGTCGCGTCGGGGTCACGTACGCGGTGTTCACGACCCGAACCGGCACCGCGGGTCCCGCGACGTGGCCGGTGGGGAGGGTCAACGCGAGGCCGGGGTGAATCAGGTCCGGGTCCGGAACCGCGGCGAGGTTCGCGTGCCAGAGGTCGATCCAGGTCGCGACGCCACCGAGGTGAGAGTCGGCGATGCCGCTCAGCGTGTCACCGGAACCCACGACGTAGCGTGCCGGGGCGACAAAGGCGTCCGGGACACGGGTGTCCGGGCGAACGCCCCCCTCCCCGTGACCGAGAAACCGCGGGACGCCGGGAACGGGTCCGGTCACGTGGGTCAGGGGGCTTGCGGACGCCGCGCTGCCGAGCAGAACCAGCAGTGACGCGGCGGGGAGAGCGAAAACGATACCGAGGTGGTTTCTTGCCGTCTTCCCGAGGGAAGCACGCATCGTTACTCCAGGGTTGATGCCCCGTGGGGCAGCTTCGCCCTGTCACCCGGGTGACGGCAGACGTTCGCTCGTCACGGTGACAACCGACGCGGGTCCCCCGACGTACAGACCCCGGCTAATCGGCATGAGGCGCGGTCGACGCCGCCCGGATGTGACGCGTGACCGTGTCTCGAAGACAGGTCATCCCTCGACGGTACTATAACCCGTCTTGCGAGGACACGCCACGTTCGGGAGCGCATGACGACAAACGTAAACCGCCCCAGGCCCGTTGTAAACCCCCTGGTGATGATCATTCGGGGGTCTTTTTAACGCCCCTACCGCCCACGTCGGTGAGCGTGTCGAACGCCGCGATCAGATCCACGGCGAGGTAGACACGCACGTGACGTCGCCTGGACCCGTTGGCTCGCTTGCCAACCGGCGCGAGGCTGGTTAGCTTGACGAGCTGTCGAACCTCGATCTCCGACAGCTCCGGGGGGCCGAGCAGTCTCGCGGCGTCGGCGATGGACC